AAGTTGATGATGTGGCACTTTACATCATAGAACATTATGGCGACGATAAAGATTCTAAAAAGGTGGAGTCTAAAGTAAAGGCCGCTATGAATATGTTAGAATTAATATTCTTATCTAAGAATACTAAAGAAGAATGGGCTGAACTAGAAGATATAGATACAGATTTAGACGAGGCTAAGGCTAAAGACGAAAAGGATGATAAAAAAGAAGATAGTAAGATTATTCTAAAAGAAAAGAAATCCGATGAAGAAAAAGCCCAAAGTGATTTCATAGTCCCTAACAAACCAATGTATAGAATATTTACAATAGAAGACATGAATGAACTAAAAGGATTTAGTGGTGAGTTTTATGTTCAAGAAAAGTATGATGGATTTAGAATTCAATTGCATAAAATAGATAAAAATATAAAAGCCTATGATTATACAGGTAAAGATATTACATCAAAGTGTAAAGAGGCAATTGAAGAACTAAAGAAAAAACATTTTGGCGATTGCATCTTAGATGCTTCTTTAGTTTTATTTGATGGTGAAGATTCGTTAAAAAGAAAAGAGGTAGTAGAATACCTAGAAGGAAAAAGAGAGGGCAAACCAAGAATTCATGTATTTGACATTATGAGACACAATGAAGAAAACCTTATGGAAGATACACTACAAAACAGAATGCAGATAATGTTTAACAACTACTCTATACATTCTAGTGAAGACTTAACATTCCCATCTAAAAAAGACACTAGAGTCGCAGACAATCTAAAAGATGTTGAAGAATATGCTAAGAAAATTATGGAAATGCCGACAGCAGAAGGGGCTATGATTAAAGATGCGACTTCTACATACTTCTTGGGAACTAAGAAAAATCCTAAGTGGATTAGATGGAAGCCCTTTGTTGAATTAGATTTAATTGTGCTTGATAAGAAAAAGAGTGGTTCTAACTTTTCTTACAAGTTAGGAGCAGGGCCAGTTGAAGAAGGCGGTGAAAAAATAGAAGGCGTAAACTATCTTAATGTAGGTAGTGCTACTAATACTAAAGTTTCAGCAGATGTCGGAGAAGTTGTTAGAGTTTCTATTGATAAAGTAAAAGAAGTTAAGGGTAAGCCAGTTGTTTATTCAGCAAAGATAAATGAAATCGCTGAAAGTAAAACACCGGATAAGTTAGTTACTCTACAAATGCTAATTAATGATACGGATAAGTCTTTGAAATATAATGTAGAAGAAGTAGAGAAAGGTATTGTAGTTTCTGACCATATTCACGGCGAAGCCAATATTATAATTAAAGGAGATATGGATGGCTTTACTATCTATGGGTTTGAAGAAGATAACTTAATGGCTAAGAATGCACTAATGGATTTAGACCTGTGGAAAGAACAAGCAGAAGAAATAATGAAAACAAAACAATCTAAACTTACTGTTGCTATATTTAATTTCTTAAAAGAAAAGGGTGCAAAAACCGCTAAAAAAATTCATAATTTTTTAACTGTGAACCACAAAAATGACTATCAAACTATTTTAGATAGTAAAGAGAGTCGAGTTAAAGATTGGTTTGAAAATAGAGATGGAATATCTTTTGATGCTAAAACAAAGAAGTTATTTGCAGACAATGACAAAATATTGATGGACACTATCAAAAAAGAATATAAAACTCCCGAAAAATACAGAAGTGGTGAATTCAAGATATATCTTAGAGATGATGATAACTTAAACATAGTAATGAAATTAGGTGATGAAAACATCAACTGGATGGTTAGATTAGATTCACAAGACGATGTGTTTGAATTGTTTGGAAAGGCAGGTAAGTTCCCTGCTATTGTTGCTAAGAATATTTCTAAGCGTAAATTAATTGATAGTGGCGATGTCAAATTAGGTGTTCAAAAGGAGGGCTACCATGAATATTTCTTAGATGGAAATAAATTTGAAACCAAACTTCATGTTAGAATGCTTGAGGTTAAAGGAAAAGAAATGTGGTTAGCATGGACAGGCTATGAACAGAAACCTGCTGATGCTGATGCAGATAAAGGGCTATGGAATATTTACGAAGATAAATATAGCGTTCTCAAATTACCTCCAAAAGAGGATTAATCGTTTAAAATAACCGTGTGTATTATATATCAAAAGAAAATTTTTTCCTTTTGAGCGAAATGTCATCGGCAGTATTAGCAACGAGAAATGATGGGTTCTCCATCCTCAAGGCTAGCACTGATGATTTAATGATTGGCGGATATGCTAGCATAGAAATAGTTGATAAGCAAAACGACTTAATCACACTAAAGGCACTTAATGAAGCAGTTACTAAATTTATGGGAGACTCTAAATTTAGAAATGTTATGACAAATCATTCCAATGTTCAAGTTGGAGAAGTTGTAGATTCTTATAGAGACAGCACAGGAAGGCTTTGGAAATCTGAAGTAGATGATGTTGGTTTCTTTGTAGTAATTAAACTACGAGACGATATAGAAAAAGCCAAAGAAGTTGGCAGAAACATTCGCAAAGGGTCATTGAGGTCTTTTAGCATAGGAGGACAAGCCCTCCAAAAAGTAAAAAAAAGTAGTGAAAACTTGGGTGAGTATAACGAAATCAGCAAGTTAGAGTTGCATGAAATTACTATATGCGAAAAAGGAATTAACCCCGAAGCGAGATTCGATATTTTGAAACAAGATAAAGGAGAAATAAACATGAGTGAAAAACTAGAAAAAGCATTAGCGGAGTTAGATACTTTGCTAGAAGAAGTAAATACGCTTCGTAAAGAAGAAGAGTTGCTAGACGATGAGAAAGGCATGAAAGAAACAGAAATGGCTGATGATGACATGGAAAGAGGAGACTACGAAATGGCTGATGAAGACATGGAAGAGTCTGATGAAACAGAAATGGGCGAATATCAAGATGAAGAAGCAAAGGCTTACTTAAGAACTCTTGATGGTGCAGGAAACCAAATTGGAGAACCTGCTGACCGTATTGTAATTAACAATGGTAAACCAACTTCCTCCGATATGCCAGTCGTAAAGGCTTTTGGTAACGGTGAATTTGACACACTAGATTTGTCAGTTGGAAACATTGAGAAAGCATATGAGGCTTTCCGACAAGAACAACTTGAAACACTTGCTTATGACAACCTAAAGAAGTCTTTTGAAGCAAGATTCTCAAGAGAAGTTTCACAAAGAGAAAACACAATCGCAAAAGCAAACTATGATGCACAAAGCGAGATTGCTTCTCTTAAGGATGAATTTACACAACTAAGGAAATCTTTGACAGCAGAAAAGGAAACTATCCTAAAGGCACAAGAAGAATCCGCAATTAAACTCCCAAGTATGGATGAGATGGCTAACATGGATTGGTCGGACATTCACAAAATGGTAGGAGGAATTTAAGATGACAGGTTATATTAATACAATCGCAGATTTAGAAGCAAGCACATATGGAATAAACAATCTACCTGCCGGTAACGCTCTTTTGAAGCAAGCCGGTGCTATTGGTGGAATACACACAGGACATGATGGTTCTCCGGCATTCTCCGGTAGTGCTGTCAGTGATGTATCAGCACTTTACAACATTGTTTACGGACAGAAAGTATGGTCTATGTTGAATAGAGAAGTTAATGCTCTTTCAATGATTTCAAAAAGACCTTACAGTTCTAGCGGATGGAGAGTTCTACAATCACGACCTGCCGGTGGAAGCGGTAACTTGTTTACTGTTGATGCAACAGGTAATGCAACACTAGGAGAATTAGGTTCGGATAGCCCAAGAGCAGACCTTATCGGTGGTGTTCCTGAAAACGCAGGACTTTCAACTGCGGCTGATGGACTTGGCCCAATTGCACCAACTTATGCACAACTTAACATGAGTCCTAAAGTAGTTGCACACCAATTTGATTTCAGTGAACTTGCTATGGAAATGGCACAAATTGATGATGGTATTGGCGATATTAGAGCGCAAATGCGTGAAGATATGGGTAAGCACCATGCAGAAGTTCAAAACAAAATGTTGGTTATGCCACTAGAGCATTATGGTGAATCATCCGCTATGCCAAATATCGGTAACAACTATACTTCTCTAAACAAGGTTATTACTTCAAGAGCAGAACTACTAGCAATTGATGGCGGAGTTATCGCAACTGATACCGCTTCCGCTTCTAACGCACTAGGAAAAATTTACGGTAGAGAGAGATTTACTGCCGCTTCTTTCCTTGATGCAGAAGTAGACTTTGGTAGTGGATATGCTAGTGGTGATGTTCGTTCACTAACTCTAACAAGACTTAACGATATGATTAGAAACCTAAGACTAGCCGGTGGTTCTCCAAAGGTTATTCTAACTGGATATGATACTATTCAAGCAATCGCTGACTTGTTACAAAGTCAAGAAAGATTCATGGACAGAAAAGAAATCGTACCAACCGTAAACGGTGTTAGAGGAACAAAGGGTCAAGAAGTTGGATTTAGAGTTGCTACTTATTATGATTTGCCACTTATTCCTGTAAAGGATATGTGCCAAACAGGTAGTGCTTCAACAAAACTAAGCGATTTATTATTCCTTGATACAGACCACCTATGGCTATCCGTTATGAAGCCAACTCAATACTTTGAAGATGGTATTGCTAACGGAAATCCATTCGGTGTTGGAACTCTAGGTAACAGGGCATTATACAGAACAATTGGTGAAGTAGGATGTTCATTTTTTAGAGGACAAGGAAAAATAACAAACATACAATGAGGTGAAGAAATATGGCATTTAGTTATACAATAGAAAACGAGCAAATATTAGAAGGAAACATGAAGATTGTCTATGGAACATGGAACGCAGACTCGGTAACAGGTGGCGACATCGTTACTGGATTAAGTCGAGTTGATGTGTGTGTTCTAGGACATACAGGTTCAGCAGTAGAAGCGGCGGCGGCAGTTGTCAATGAAACACTACCTTTGGCTAGTGGTTCAGTAACAATTGTAACAACAAGCGGTGATACTGGAACTTTCATAGCAATTGGACAGTAAGGTGATTAATAATGGCACTAACAGTAACATTATTAGCAGACCATAAAGGAGTTACCCGACCAAAAGTTAGTGGTGATGAATATGTGGTTGATGCACTAATAGATATGGACACTTACGCTTCCGGCGGTTTAGAAGTATTGGCTTCAGCACTTGGTCTATCAACAGTTACTCAAGTTATAGTTACAGGACAAGATTCAGTAGTTGGATTAGTTGTTCCCGAAGTATCAGCAACAGGTTTGTATGCAGGAACTACCTCATTCAAACTTAATGTGATAATCGGAACAAGCGGTGCTAACGAAGAAGGCGGTTCAGTGGACTTTGGCTCGGTTAGAGTAAGAGTTTATGGAAACCTTTGAGGTGGCTTGATTGGTAACAGTTAGATTAACTGATAACTCAAAAATCGGTAGGCTTAACATTACACCAAAACAAGAAATAACAAGGAAAGAAGAAGCGACAGTTTCAGTAAAATGGGCTGTCCTTCGTCTTTCCGACCCAAATTATTTCTTTAGTTTTAGTGAAGAAGACCGTGAAGAGTTATTAGGACTTAATGAAAAACTAGTTCTAATGGGTTGTAAGGAAACAGGAAAAGATATTTCAACTGTTAAAGAATTAGCAGACGAACTACTTCCTAAGAAAGAAGTTATTCGTAAGAAACCAACTCCTAAACCTAAGCCAAAGCCTAAACCTAAAGCAAAAACTCCTTCTAAAACAAAGAAAGAGTAATCGCTACATTAAATAGGTGGAGTCTTTCTCCATAGATTGAACAGGTGATAGTATGGCGGGCATAGGCGGTTGTAGAAGTAGCGGCGTATTAGGGGCAAGTGCAATTGTAAGTAGTGAAAACGCTAAGTTAGTTAGCATTCATGCGGCAATTACAATTGCTTCTAATGCGGCAGTTACAATTAAAGTTTTTAATGGAACGGATAATACCGGAACAGAAGTAGCGAGAATACATCATAGCGTTACAGGACATTATAATCTTGAATACGATATGCATGGAGTTCTATGTAGGAGTGGAATATTCTTGGAAGTAACAGAAGCAGGAAGTTCTACGGCCAATGTTTCTGTCGAGTTCAATTGAGGTTTTATTATGGCGG